TCAGCGGCCAGAAGTTGGAAATTTGTTCCGTCATAAACAACTTCCAAAATCATTCCTGATCCCCAATCTCCGGCAACCGGGTTGATTGATCCGCGCTTGAAAAGATTTCTAGCGCCAAGGCCACTCACGTTTATTGTTGTGGCGGCGGAGGACGCGGATCCAGCAATGAAGCGATAGCGCTGACCAGCAGCGTATGCGGTAGATGCCACAGTAGGAGTAAGCGTAATTGCTGTTGCAGTGCCGCCAACAGTGGCAACATAAACGGATGCGCTGCCGGCATCGTTCGTCGCGGAGGTAAGGCGTCCCTGGGCGTCAACTACGAAAGATGGATTTCCGCTTGTTGAGCCATACGTTCCCGCTACGACCGCCGTATTTGCCAAGTCGATAGTCCCGCTCGTGGTAATCGTGCCGCCGGTGAGTCCAGTGCCAGTGGCGACACCAGTAACTGTACCAGTACCAACGTCGTTCGCGTATAGCACGTTCGTACCATCACAGATCATCGTGCGCGATAATCCGGAAGACGCGACCACACCAGTCCCTGCCGCAGTTTTTACAGTAATCGCAAACGCGCCGGACGTGGCATTCGTCACCACAAAGAAATCAGGCGTCGTCGCAACAATAACGCTGATATTCCCTGTCAATACGCCGATCAATTTTATCAGCTTGTTCGCTTGCTCGCTTGACGTCAGCGTTACGTTTGAGCTGCCAGAAACATCCTTGATGAGCTGCGTGAACGCGAACGTCACTGACTGGCCGAAGCCAACCACCACGAATTCATTCCCGGCCTGTGCGCCGCAGATGATTACGCCGCTGTTGCCCGCCGCAAACGTAAACGACGCCGCGCCATTGATAAGCTCGCCACCAGATGTCGTGAATACCGCGTTACCAGTGCCTTGGTTGCTGAAGAATACGATGTAGCCGCTGCCGCCCAAGCTGGCCGCCGATGGAACCGTAATTGCTGCCACGCCACCCGTCCAGATAATCGTGCTGCCACGGTCATTCAGCCCAAGCGAAAAGTTCGCATTTTTGTACGATCCAGGCGTATCAATTTGCAACAGTGACGCCGAAGCCTCCAGCCCGTTACCAGCCAACGATGCGGCAGAAATCGCGTTCGATCCTGCGCCAAACGTCAGCGTCGCCCACGTCCCGGCCACGGTAGAATTATCTGTGATGTAGATGAAATACGAGATACCAACCGCCGCAGACAAAATCGTACCGCCAGCGTTATCCTTCACAGTGAATACTTCTGCGCCTTGGTTCTTGATGATAATCGACTGGCCGACGCTGGCTTGGCTTGCATCCGGCATCAGCAGGCTGAGGCTAGGAGCGGATGCCGTGACGTGCATAATTTGCGCTGTAATCAGCGTACTATCGGTAAACGAAAACGGCCACTCCAGCGTGGTATCCGCTGCAATGGTAATCGCATCGTATTGGTTATCTACCGGGTTAGCGCCCTGACCGCCGACTGGATAAACGTAGCTCATTTCACAACCTTCTCTGCGCGCGGCGTAATTCGTTTTTTATCTTCAATCCCAAACTCGGACAGTTTCTCGGAGTACATGGCCTTGAATTCTTCCAGCCTCTGAGGATTTGTTAGGAACACCGCAGACTCGACCAACAGCCCGTACAGCATCAGCTCAGGCGCGAGCTGCGTCAGGAGATTCTGCTGGTTTGAATCACTCAGCGGTTCAGGTCTTTCATAAAACCCAAGTCGGTATGGATAAGCCGTAGCAGGCGTCGGGAACACCATGTATTGAAAGAATTCAAAATCTGCATAAAACCTCGGCTCATCGGTGGCAGTTTGATCGGGATAGCATTCAGAGCAAAATTCATACGTGCGCTCTTCCAGTGACACAAATTCATTCAGCCCTGTGCCGGTGCGGATCTGAAACGATATATTATCCAGCCAGCGCGACGGCTTTTCGTACACGTTCAGGCCGACCTGCATGGTCGAGTCCACATACCGCGTGGTCATCAGCGTTTTCAGTACGCGCGCGACCTTGCGCTCCGTTGCGTCGATCAGCGCCGGAAGCTCAGTGTCGTAAGTCGGGGCAAGCTCCTGCCGAACCCAGCGCTTTGCTGAGGCCCCAAGGCTTGCGTATGTCATTACATAGGACAATTACTTCGCCTTTTTCTTTTTAGGTTTTTCTGCAACGCCAAGAAGAACATCCACTTCAGAGTCAGACGCGTGGCGGTTTTCGTTGATAATTGCTTCGAGAATGGAGAGCTTTTCATCGACGCCTTCACCGGAAACAACGGCCTTCAAGCACTCTAAAATCACTTTGTTCGTATCCATAACTACCCCTTATAGCTAAACGTGGTTTGTCGCATTCCAAGTACGGCGAGTCTATCATCACAGTGAGTAAAAGTCTTGCCCAATCCTAAGCTAAATCCCATCTCGTATGCAAGCTCACGAAATTCATGGCTTGTCTCTGTAAAGTCTGCCGCAATCGTTCCGCCGGTCGGCCAGAACGGATGATCGTAAACATGCAGACTGCGTGGATTACCGCCGACCGCCTTATTGTGTGCCTCGCTGCGGCACACGGAATTCACGTTGAGAGGCTTGCCCCACGCTTCGCGCAATTCATCCATGCGCTGCCCGAATCCAATGTAAAATACCTCGGCATTACCGTGCTTGATGTGGCGCGCAGGAGACAAAACAGCGCATCCCGTTTTTTTACAGGCAAGCTCTTTATGGCTGAAATACTTAGTGTTTACCTCGTCCATTGCCGATCTCCTCCGCGATGTGTTCTACCTTGGTTTCAATGCGCGCTAGCCGCTCATTCGTTTGCAGTATGCTCTGATTTACTTTCTGATCCATAACTTTCTCATTTACCTGTAGCACGTTGATCGCGTCAGCATGAACCTGAACTGTCGTTCTGAGCGCAACGAACCCACCGAGAAATCCGCACGCTGCGCCAAGAAGCGAGAGCGCAATCGGCACAGCACGAAGCATTCTGTCTAGGTTGCTCATATTCACTCCATGAATTCCGCTGTTAATGCCTGCGCTTCCAACCACGGGCGAGGATTTTTTACCGATGTAGGATCTGGCTTGTAATGTTGTTTTCTGCCCTGCTCGTTCGGCACGTCGTTGCACATCGAGCAGTTGCGTGTTCCGGTTTTTACGGGAGAATCACCGCCGCGATATTCCATCTGCCACGACAATTCTTTATACGGATACACTATGCCGCAGCCGTCGCACCGCGCACGCGCCACATCGTTTTTTATATCAATGCGCGTGCTTGGTTTTGCCATGCGCTTGGGAGTACGATAGCACCTCATGTCGAGTACCCCCCAAGGTCAGGTTTGAACGACACATCCACGCGCTCACGATCTTCCATCAGCGCAATATCGACCGAACCCTTGGCCGCCTCGGCCAACGTGGCGACCCGATCAAACGCACATTTCAGAGCTAGTTTTGCTGCAAGAGTTCCAGTAAATGCCTCAAGGAAACGGTATGGAATGTCCAGCGTTTGTTGGCTTTGCGTCGCATCTTGTACCTGCCTAATCCGGTTGATGAATACTGACGTGAATTCTTCCTGGGGCGGAGGCCAGAACGTAATTGTCGGGATGCTCTGCGCGCGTTCAATGTAAAACGACGACGAGCGGCCAGCCTGAGATTTATTTCCCACGCTCACATACTCGCTACGGCTCAGGCGGCTCATGATAATATCCGACGTGCCTGACAGTGCATTAAAGTACACCTCGCGCACATTCAGCGTTGCGCCGCCCGTCTCACGCACGCGAAAATACTGATATTTATTCGCATACGGAATATCGTACCACTGGGTCTGCCCGGCGATATATGCCTTGGCCGGAGCAACCAGCTTGCTGATCCATGTGGAGCCATCGACAGACCCCTCAAAAATGAGCGTGTACGTCGTTGCTGAGTTCGACTGGATGCCAACCACATTCACAAGGTTGGAAACGCCTGTACCCCAGTTATAACTGATGTTCCCGTCTGGCGAGGTCTGGGTGCAGGCCGTGCCGCTATCGCCATCAAACGCATTCGCCGCCGTGCCACCAGCCGATGACGATGCCGTTCCATCCAAAAGACGGTTGGTATAGCGCATCGTGACTTCGGTGACGTCAATCGTGCCAAGCGGTAGGGCATACGTCGCCTGCGAATCATTCAGCGATAGAATCATGGATTCCACCGTCCAGAGATTTAATTGCTGGTTCGCCAGATCGGCCAGCACCATGTTGCAGGTATAGAGCGCCGACTTAATCATGTACGACGAGATCATCGACGGCTCTTTGCCGCAGCGCTCGTAAGCGTCAGTGATGATGCTAATCAGATCGGGGTTGAAGGAATATGCGCCAGAAGAGGTCATCACTTGACCTTTCTGTGTTCATCTTTAAGTTCTCGGTTCAAGCTGGCCTCCTCTTATTACAGGATGCCCTGCTGCATAATGGTTGCAACCAGACTGCCGCCAGACGAGCTATTTACAAGAATTCGCTGCGCGACTATCGGCATGCTCAGGAATCCAATCTGGTCAGTCGTTGCGCCAACAAGCGCTGCCGTAGTATGAGAAAACCATAGGGGAGAAGCCTTTGTTTGTGGATTGTCAAGCGTAACCTGCGCAGAATAGTTGATTGTGCCAGTCACATCTACCTGCGTGGATATAGCGTCAAGCGTCAAATAGTAATCGCTCAGGAATGGGTTGCTCTGGCCCACAGATCCAATCCCAAGCGTAATTGCTGTAGCGAGCGCGCCGCTGGAGGTCACAGAGTAAATTTCTTTCCAGTATGCCGTGGTAGTCACGGTGTTGTTATTTGGCCCAGCAATCACTTCGGTCTGCGCAGCGCCGCGCATCGACAGACCTGTGATCGTAATGTTTGCCCCGGATAAGTTCCCGGTCGATGTCAGCGTCACCTGACGCTCAAACCCGCCGGGGATAATCACTTCCCCAGCAAATTTATTTGGGTTGCGACCCGTTCCGTTGATAATTAAGGCCCCAGCCCCAGCTAAGGTCTGAGAGGCGCATACATACGAGGCATCCGTAGCAATAAATGTGTAGATAACCGGACGCATGCGCCTCTCCTATTCTTAGTGTTATGCTTGGGTAACGCCTAGCGTGGTCAACTGATCGTTTGGATTGGTTGCAACAATAGATGCAATCAATTGTCGCGTTCCGTTGGATGCGGTAGGCGGCGTGTACGTGCCACGAACATCACCGGTCGTCGCCGTTGCCGGAGACGTGGTAACAGCCGCCACAAACGTACCCGTATGAACGTGCGCAGTATCCCAAAACGTAGTCAGGACATAGCCACGGCTATCAACGCGAATTGGCAAGCCAAACACATCCGAATCGCCAGCACTTGCGTTACCAGTCATCGCCGCCGAAATGGCAACTTGGCTGATCGTCTTAAATGCCTTCTTACCGAACACTGCAGTCGTTCCGTTAAAGGTAACAGTTTCCGTCATGGCGACGCCATAATAGTCCTTACCAGTGAACGTAGCGGTCTGCGTAGTATCGCCTGCGTTAGTCGAAACGATCTGGACTGCACGAGGCACTCCAAAGGTCACGAGGCCAGCAGTGGCGAGCGTACCATTGAGGGTTAAGTTACCGGCCCCCGCAACTGCCTGAGCAGCCGCAACAGCGGTGGTCACAATCGTTGTCGGTGTGATTACATACGAGGTAATCGCAGCCAACTCCACTCCAGGCGAACCTTGTGGAGCAGTTGCACCACCACCGGCTGCGGGAAAGTTAGCAACCGCGAGGTTGCCAACTCGGAGCGGAAATCCTACGTTAGTCATTGAAGTCATAATGATCTCCTACCCGTTAATCCTACGTTGAACCAGTCGAGCCAACAATCGCACGCGGGTTGCCCACTACGAATGAATAACGCTCTTGAGCCAGAGCCAATACGGTCTGGGTCGTGAAGTCGATATTCATGTCGGTGGTAACTTCCTCACGCTGGAATTGGATAAAGCCTTCCGGCGCATCCGTCAGCACGTACCAAGCGTTCTGGTCAGTGAAATACTGGTTTACACAGTAGCCCTGAGGCAGATAGTCGCCACGGTTATACAGCGGGTTGACGCTGTTGTTTGCCGTGTTGGGATCGAATTGCGAACCCATGATACGCTTCGCCGCGAATTGGTTGTTACGAGGAACAGCCAGCTTCACAGGAACATACGAGCGAAGTACGCCAGCCGCATCCACGAGGCCCTGTGCAGCAACGATTGCATCTTGCAATGCAACTTGCGACAGATCCACCTGAGTAGCGAACGTGTTCGAGTATGTACCAACAGCGGTAACGTGCGCGGTCGAGAGAAGGGGCTGGCCGTCACCGAGTGGGAACGAAGAGCTGGTGGCGTTGTTAAACACCGAAGCAGCCAAGGTTTCCTTGGTGATAATCAGCGAATCCTTCAGCGACTTTGCTTGCTGCGGGAATTGCGACTTGTAGAGGTTATCCATTACAGCGTTACGAGTGATGCCGAAGTAGATCGCCACATAGCGGTTGATCGCCGTAGTGGTGAACGTCTGCGACATATCATCGCTCATGGTCGCAGCGCCCTCAGCGCGGATACGAGCCAGACCGAGAGGCTTAATCTCGGTGATGTACTCTTCCGATTTGTCGGAGCTACGGGTTTCAAAAAGCTCGTTGTACTGACCAACGTATGCCTTTGCAGGCTGTACGATTGCGTTCAGGCCAGGACGGAGCAGGTTAGGGATGTCCGTTAGTTTAATGGTCATAATTTATCTCCTTAGACCCCGGCTGTACCAGTACCACCAGAGGTGATATGGTTGTTGATACGAACGAACCAGTTAGCAAAGCTACCGACCGCGTTGCCTGGATAGGTATCCAGACCCAGAATTTTCAGGTTCAGGGTTGCGGTTGTTGCTTCCGTTTCGTTGTTGAGCGAGGTCGTGGACAGACCAAGCGCAGCGACACCAGCGCCAACACGGAAGTTTGCGTTGAGGTTCACGTCAGCAAGAGCCAGCGCCGTGCCAGCACCAGTGCCAGCAGCGTTGGTTTCCTGAATGGTGAACACGGCCATTGGGTCATCGGTCACAAGCGCCTGAGCATTTACTGCGCCAAGCGTTGCGGTCGATGCGACCCAGTTCGGTGCGTTCACAGGGATGCCGGAGCTGTTGGTGTATTTCACACCATTGAATACCCCGATGATTGCAGAACCAGCGACACCGATACCGATAGTGCCGTCAGCAAGCAGGGTGACAGGATCACCCTTAAAAATAGCGGTAGCGTAGCCACTAGCAATCGGGTAGGTCGAATCAGGCGTGTTAGCCGCGCCGAATACGTTATAAACCCGTTGTAACCCACGTGCCGCGTTGACATTATAAGTCATAGCGTTCTCCAAAATGGTTAGGTTAAAATGAATAAGGGAATATAACGGCAACCATCACTTAGTGACGAAAGCAAAAACCCCTCGATTTTTGCGGCCTTAGATAAAAACCATCGCATTGCGACGAATACTTGAGAGCATAATACCGCACATCCGTATTGACGTCAAATAAAAAAACGCGATCAGTTTTTACACCGACCGCGTTTAGTGGCAAACTCAGGAGCAAACTAATCTGAGAATTTCAATCCGGTGCGACGCTCACTTACGTTGCCGGCCTGATAATTCACGCCGAGCTTTCCGCCAGACGGAGCCGCGCCGCCCGCGTAGCTTTCCACACCGGCCAGCGCCGATGCCGCCTTGCGGTGTTCCTCATTGCGAATGATGGATTTCTTGCGCGAGTCAATTTCCATCAGGATATTTCCTGCACGCTCGTACACTGCTTCATCGCTTTTCGTCTGGCCGTATTGCGCGGAATAATCGACCGACGCATAATCACCTCCCAGTCTTTCGCGCACATCGCCAACAGTGACGGGACGCCAGCCAGTACGGTGCGCATCATAGAGCTTCGCTTCATCCACATCCGGATCGCTAGAGCGCGCCTTGGCCGCAACCCAGCGGTAATCAAATCCATGCTTCATGATGCGCGGATCAACGTACAGCGTCCCGGCCACGAACGGAGTTGATTCCCCGCCCAGCGCCTGTTCATCATACGAAGAATCGCCAATCGGCGTATTGTTTCTTGGTGGTCGTGCCATTGTTCTCTCCTACTGGTTTTTTCTCGATGCCATGTTCGCCTTGAACATCGCACCACGGTCGTTCTTCACATCATCCTGATAGATCGACGCATAGTAGCGCAGCTTTTCAGTACGTGTTTTCAGCGGCTTTCCGTTGCCATCCACCTTCAGATCATGTTCAATCATCCGGAACGTCTCTAACTGCTCGCGCGGCAGGGTAATCTTATTTGGATCGCTGTTCACTTTCTTCCCGCTATTCGTAGTGGACGCCGCAACCGATGCAGTCTTAGGCCGCGTGTTTTTCTGCACTGGCGCTGCTTCTTCTTCGTCATCGCCTTCATCCGCCTCGTAATTCTGCTCGACGTATTTATCAATCGCCGCATAATACTCCGCGCTGCCAATCAAATCCTTGCGACCGTTCGCCAGCAGATTCTGATTCATCTTCGTGGCAAACTCCTCAACGTCAGCGGTCATCTCGGCATCCTCGCCAAACCACTCGTTGCGCGCCGTCCACGCCGCCTTGTGCGCCATGTTATTCGACGCCGCCGGAGCCGTGCGAATATCGTTAATCTCGGACGATACCCTCGTTCGCAGCGCATCTGCTTCCTGCTTAACCTGAATCCGCGCTTTCGTGAATTCGGTCTTGCTGCTCTGCGCCTCGGCCATACGCTGCTGCGCCTC